GAAGTATCACCCGACGCGTCAGGTAGGAAAGGGCGATAAAAAGACAGTGCAACTTAATCACGGCTGGAATGAAACCGCCTTTACGCCGAAGGATGGACAGCGGTATTTGTGCCGTATCTGGAGCCTGATGCGTACAGCTTTTAAAGATAACGATTTGCAGGTCTACGGGATGCGCGTTGTCGAGCCGCATCATGACGGAACGCCGCACTGGCACATGATGCTTTTTTGCAAACCAGAACAACACAAACACATCACCGAAATCATGCGCCGTTATGCCTTAAAAGAAGATGGCGATGAAAAGGGGGCCGCAACACAGCGCTTTGAAGCGAAGCACCTCAATCAAGGTGGCGCAGCCGGTTACATCGCAAAATACATTGCGAAGAATATCGATGGTTACGCGCTCGATGGTCAGGTCGATCACGACACAGGCAAGCCTCTGACTGATACGGCCGCTGCTGTAACCGCATGGGCGTCAACGTGGCGCATCCCGCAATTCAAATCTATTGGCCTGCCAACGATGGGCGCATATCGCGAGCTGCGCAAACTGCCTCGCGGCGTAAGCATTGCTGATGAATTCGATGAGCGTGTCGAGGCGGCGAGGGCTGCAGCTGATGAAGGTGAATTTGACCTGTATATCGCAGCGCAGGGTGGGGCGAATGTTCCACGCGATAGCCAGACAGTCCGTGTGGCTCGTAACGTGACTGACGAGGTTAACGCCTACGAAGAGGACATAGAGAGAGTCGTGGGCATCTACGCGCCGCACTTGGGCTCTGAGCTGGTACACGTTACCCGCACAGCCGAATGGCGCATCGTTCCAAAGCTTTTAGCCGTTGAGCCTTTGACTTTAAAAAGCGGCATTGCCGCGCCTCGGAGTCCTGTCAATAACTGTGGGTTGGTTAAATATTTCTCTGGCTCTAGTCAACTTTCCATATGTGCGATTGAGAACGCTCAAGTGAAAGAGAGGCAGTTAATTCATCCCTTAAGAAGCTATGTTTAGGAGGGTGTTGATTGGTTAAAGCTATCAAAGATAATGAAGCGGGATTTCAAAGTCATAAATATTGTGTATTTAACTAGATGATTACCATTTAAAAGATTATCATTTCAGCAGTAATAGTCTTAACGGAGCTTAGTATGAGTGTTGCAAGACATCATCATTTTTTATCTCAATGTTATTTGAAAGGCTTTACAAGCAACGGGGGGAAAAAATCAAAATTAACTGTAATAGATTTAAAGGAGCGCAAAACTTTTGAAAGTAATACACGCAATGTCGGGGGTGTGAGAGATTTTAACCGATTAGAATTGGATGGAGTTGATCCAAACTATCTCGAAAGTTCTCTTGCAGAGTTTGAAGGCAGTGTCGCCACTCATTTAAGGAAGCTTGAGGAGAGCAGGGATTTTTCAGGCGAAACAAAAGATATCATTCTAGAGTTTATTTCCTTACTTGCGATACGTACGCCTGCTCAGCGAGAGCATTTATCATCGCCTTTGAAACAAATAGCAAAGTTCATAATGAAATCTTCAGTTAGTTCGGCTGAGCGTTGGGAAGATTGCAAATTAGCTTATGAGAAAGAAAAGGGAGAGTCTTTGCCATATGATCTCGCTTACGAAAAAATTAAAGATTATGTTGATGGAGATAATTTCGAAATCAATGTAATCAGAGAGTTCATGATAGGCATGGAAATGCAATGTGTACCTGTAATCGCTGAGCTGTTGCATCAACGCGACTGGTCACTTATGACCATATCTGATGGGCAAGGATCATTTATAACTTCAGATAACCCAGTTTGCTTAATGTGGACTAATCCTGAATTATCACAAGGTCCTTATTCCCCGGGGTTTGGTCTAAAAGACACTTTAGTTTTGTTTCCAGTATCAAAAAATCTTCTTTTGGCGGGCGAGTTTGATGGTCATGAGGGGGTCTTTAGTTGTAATGAGGAGCAGGTTGCCGTCTTTAACACTTCAGTCATTCGGCATACCGCAGAAAGAGTTTTTTCATCCAATGGTAATTTCCATTTTTTAGACGCAGCTAAAAGAATGAAGCAAGGTAAAAGCCTAGTTTGATAGTGGTTTTTTTATGGATTTCCGGGAAGAATTCTACTCTTAACCAGTGTACGTAAAATGATTACCTGTCATAAGAGTTTTTCATTTTTAAGTGCGCCTAATAATGCATTCAATTGCATGTGGCTTTATAGGGGGCGATTCGTCCGCTCTATCCAGCGCTGGTGTGATTTCAATGCTAACATGCATGTGCATCAATATAGCCCCATCAAGCGGGCAGGCGTGGCGGGGAAAGCATTGCGCGCTAAGTTGGCAAATGGATTAAATCATCCGAACGTCTGAGCGCGTTCTTGCCCATTTCAAACTATTAAATCTATGGTGGTTTAAGGTCATGCCTCACTGCGATGTCAGGAGGGGCTACGACAGCATTTCATGCATAAAGAATAGGGGGCACTATGGCGTTTGTAGAAGGCAACGTAGTTACATTGAATTCTGGAGATCGTCCGATGACGGTTTTGGGTATCGCTAAAGATATGGGCGCTGCTTGGAAGCATGTGCCGGGAGACTATGTAATTGCAAGATGGATGACTGATAACGGAGAAATCAAAACTGATGCATTTGATCCTGACACTCTCAGTTTTGCAGATCCAAACATCAAATTCGGCTGACATTAGGCAATAGCCGCAGTAAGCGGCTATTGCCTATGTATCATTAGTCCTTATCAAGCTCGTAAGGCTTAAAGCGGATCACCTCCATCCCGAGCCAGTCATTAATCTCTTTAAATCGCTCCTGCAGCGGCGTCAGTTCGTTACGCACAAATACCCTCGCCACCTTTTCAACATCCCCCAGCGAGCCAATATTCTCGGGCTTACCGCCCATCAACTGGAACGGCACGCGGTGCGCATCGAGCAGGTCAGCGGCGCTCACCTTTTTGATATTAAAAAAATCATCCTTCGTGGCAACCTCGCTCAGGGGCACGATCTTAATGCCGTCCGGTTTACCGTTTGGCGCATAGAAAAACAGGTTTTTGAAATTCCCCAGCCCTTTTGAGTTGCGCATCGCATCACGTAGCGATTCAACGTCGGTGCTGCTTTGCGCCGCGTCGGTGACATACATGATGTACCCCGCGTGCGCGCCATTCTGGTAATACTTGCGACGAAACAGCGTGGCGGATTCATTCAGCCAGGCAGAATTGAGTGCGCTCAGGTATTCTGGCATCCCATACAGTTCTTGGTTAATGTCAGGCTCAAGCAGGTGAAAGACTGAGTTGGGCGCGAATTCGTGCGGGTGCGTGAAACTCGACACATACCAGTAAACGCCATCCTCGACGCCACGTCGGGTGTATTTTGCCGGGGAGGTTTCCAGCTTTATGAGCTGGCCGGTGACGCTCATTCGCTTTTCAAGATAGCCGTTGGCAAAGACCAGATAATCGAGCACGAGGCGGCTGAAATCCTGACGCGACAGCAACGGATGCGGGATGTAGGTGCTCGCCAGAATGTTACGCTTTACGTAAATCGGTGAGCTGTGGTGTACGGCGGCGCGCAAACTTTTTGCCAGCCCCGAGAAGTTGACGGGCGGCTCGTACCATTTCCCGTTATGGATACACTCGACGTAGTCGAGAATGTCGCGGCGATCCATGACGGCGGAGGGCTCACCAAAAGTAAACGCCTCCATTTTTTGTGGTTTGCTGACTGCCTGCTGGATAGGTTTATGTTTTGCCATCTTAGTAAATTTCCAGAATAGAGTTTGAGTGCATCCCGCTCCCGGCGGAAAGCGGTTCGTTTAACAGGGCGTGCATGGTCGCCCACGCGATGTCCGCGTGGCTGGCTTCCTCGCTGCGACTCGCTTCATAGGTCGAGCTGCGACCGCTGCTGGTCATGGTTTTACGGATAGCCATAAACGACTGCGTGATGTCGGTGGCACCGGCGTCATATTCCAGACAACCGCGTCGGATGGTGTCTTTCGCTTTCAGCACCATCGCGGTCTTCATTTCAGGCGTGTAGCGGATAGCGCGTGCTGCCGGGAAGAATGAGCGCACGAGCTGGTAAACACCCTGGCCGATGCCGGTCGCATCGATGCCGATATAGTCGACGGTGTATTTTTCAGTGAGTGAACGAATGGCCTCGGCCTGCGCTGCAAAATCCATCCCTTTCCACTGGTGACGTTCAAGGATGCGGAACTTGCCCCCGGCGACCAGTGGCGGTGCCAGTACCGCACAGCCTGCGCTGTCGCCGGTGTGTGACGGGTCATAGCCAATCCATACCGGGCGCCAGTTAAACGGACGGTCGGCAAATTGTTCGAAGTCCTCCCACTCTTCCATCGCATCGACCATGCAGCGCTGGAGCTCCTCAAACGGGAACACCGACGCCTTATCGTCGACGAACTCGCACATAAACAGGTTGCGGAA